TAAACTCAGAGAAGACCGGGTATTTTCATACCTATCCTTTCGGATACGAGGATTATATCATTGTCATATTCCTAACTTGGGTGTTAGTCAACACCTGCTTCGGAATATTTCAATATCTAATTTCTCCAATGTCCGTGAACGATATGGCTTACATATTATATAATCACTTATATAATAACTATACCATACCTTCTGCATGAGACAACACTGGCTGAAAGGTCAGTAGTCTTTCAGTATTGGTTTTTACCAGTATTGAACCGGTGCATTGGGGTCGGTGTATATTCCGTATCTAAGGATATCCAGGCCAGATAGAGGTCCAGATATTTTAGATTTGAAATAGTTCTGATCTATTCATGGTAAAGTCTCCTCCAATAATGGAGCTCTTGATCAATGTGATTCAAATTCAAGATTTATTTCATTTAATAAATCTCTAGATTTTGATCACAATTTATCAAGTTTTGAGACTTTAACATATGGATCACGGACCGTTTCAACTAACTTATCAACCGCCTCGACTCTCATATGTACTATTTTATCAATTAAATCATTATTAGTATCATTTGAAATTTTATTCAATTGATCCTGTTTTGATTTAAGTTGATTATATAGTGCATGTGTGAATGGATGGTTAGCAAGTAGTGACATATCTTCCAACCCTTTGTCTTTATAATATTTTATAAAGGCATCGAGTTGTTTAGATGCACTATCTGATAACTTCTCCACTTCGAAGGCCAAGGAACCAATCAGGAGCTCCCGGATAAAACCGGGAATTAGCTCACTTCTCGGTACAGGAATATGTTCTGGTAAGTAACTACTAAGAAATGATCTCATTTCTTCATTAGTTGCGTAACCAAGACTATACCTGTACGAGTAGTAGAATTTATAACAAATTCTATAGGTAGATGATTCATTTAAGAACCTTCCACCTATCTTTAATTTGTTATATAATTCACAAATTAATTCCAATGCATTTCCTTTATATTGAATATTACATTTTTGTAAATAATTTATAAGTTGCATTAAAACAACATTTAAATTTTTATAATTATTTAATATTCCACGTAAAGGAAGTGGGCTGATTTCAACTCTATTTCTTATCCATCTCTTGGCAAATTCATATGTATTTTTAGATACATGTGATTTTGCTTCAGAGATGTCAACACCTAATTTGTTCATTACAGATTTATATTTCATGGCGACTTTATCGTTAGCGATAACGATATCATCACCTAATAATATATAATCTTTAAAATCAGTAATACCACATAGGTATGCTGATCAATGGACAACTAAGTGATGGGTCATAGTGAAGGCAGCTCATGAGGAGTAAGCTCCCATGGGTTGTCCTACACTATAACGATAAGATTTACCTTCAAAGGCATACTGACGGTTTACCAGTATACATTTTCATGCATCAGCTGTTTCCTTATCATAAATATAAGTTAATAGCTTTTGCTGAAGATGCACTGGAAATCTATCAGTTGCCGCTGAAAGGTCTAGAGAGTGAAAATGATTACCTTCAAGTTTTCAATTATTATAAGGATCCTGAGTAAAAGTCCTATCACATGGAAATTCACTTAATTTATTAAGTAGATAGTCATGTATAGGTTTTAATAAAACCTGGGAATTATAGTCAACCATGGCTATAACCCTAAGTTTTAATTCAGGATCGTTTATAATTGATAACTTCCCACAATGGCCAGTATCACTCTTATATGAAAATAATCGGTTGTCTTCTCAAAGAGATTTGATAAGATTTCCGAACATTTCAGTATAAGCATCAAGACCAATTAATTTAATTCAATAATTTAATTGATCATGATGAACATTACTCATGGAAAACAATCCATAAGTACTGTTAAGTGTTGCTTTACCATATGGTGATGACTTACTACTAATATAGTGTAAGTCATTACTATAAACAGGTTTATCAGTCTTTAAATCAAATTTATTGACAAAATGTTGAACAAAAACTTTTGGAATAGTATAAAACTTTCCATGGTTATGTTTAACAATTGTTGATAAATCGGGTTTAAGACTTTTAAGCTCCTGTTTTGTGGGTTGAACGGATCTTGTATAATAAAATAATGATAAAACAGCCCTTAAGTTGTTAATATAATTAACATCTTTTGGATTGTCTATCATTGATTTAAGATACAGGAAACGTTTAGGAAAGTAATCTTTCGTTAGGGATACTAATGAATTATTAGATTTAAGTGGTTTATTACATATGTATCTAGTAACATGTAACCTTGCGGTTTTCATGTACTTGATTGCATATTTAATACCACTTTTATTTCTTAATTCATTAAAATCCTTAATGAAACGAACAACGATTGAAATTTTGATATTAAACAATAGATATAAGAGCCTTATGACTAATAAGGTTTTTAATGATTTGTTGTTTAATTTCATTATTTTAATTTGTAGTTCGATTAAGAAATCGGCAAATTGGAATCGCCATCTAGTAATAGATGGGGTCGAAAGACCCGGTCTTCTCATGGATTAATC